CCCATCCAGCCGGATCGACCGCCGGCTGCAGAAGGATGGACAGGTGGCCGAGTGGTTGAAGGCGCACGCCTGGAACGCGTGTATACGTGAAAGCGTATCGAGGGTTCGAATCCCTCTCTGTCCGCCATCAAATTCAACAAGATGTTGATTTTCCATCTTATTTTCCTTTCGTTTGTCCAACTTTTTCGGGAGGTTGGACAGATTTTGTTCTCTTTTTCTTCCCGGCAATGGCCTTGAGACCCTTCTCCGCAAGCGCCGCCTGGTTGGCCGCAGCCGTGTAGACAGAGACCTGCTTGAGGTCGGTGTGGCCGGTCACTGCCTTGATGATGTCGCCGCTCATTCCACCTTCCGCCATGCGCCGCGCCGCCGCCTTGCGGAGACCGTGAGCGGAGCAATGGGGCAAGCCAGCCTCGTTGCAGCGATCCCGGAACCAATTGCCAAAACCGGCCGCCGTGAATGGCTTTCCGAATTCTGTGGTCAGGAAGGTTGGCTTGTCGCGCGGCAGGGCACGTATCGCGTCGGTCAATTCGGGCAGCATGAACAGGTCCAATTCCGCACCCGTCTTGAGCTGCTTCACCTCGATCGCTTTGCCCTTGATCTTGTCCCAGCCCATGGCGACAACATCGCTGCGCCGTTGTGCGGTGTAGAGGAAGAGGATCAGCGCAAGCCGCGCCTTCGTTCCAAGCGGGTGCCGCGCCTCATAGGCTGCGATCTCGGCTTCCGTCCATGTGTGGAAGCCCTTCGTTTTCTTCGAGAAACCCTTGATGCCCTGCGCCGAATTGGCAGCAATCCAGCCGTTGTCTAACGCGTGATCGAGCATGATCTTGAGAAGCGAAAGCAGGCGATTGGCCCCCTGCGGGCGGTCGGACATGTCCCCAATGATTGCCTTGACGTGCTCACGCCGCAGGTCGCGGATCATGCGCTTTCCATGCAGTTCCCGAAATCGCTCGATGATTCGGCGATAGGTCTGCTTCGTGCTCTCGCGCAAGCCGGTGAATTCCGGAGAGCGATAGTAGGATACCGCCAGAGCATCGAAGGACCCCGCGCGCGTCCGACTGGCCCCGACATTGGCGCGCCACTCTGTAACGCCCGCAAGCGCTGCGGCGTACGCCTTTTCAAATTCCGGTCCCGTCGGTGGAAAGGGTAGGTACGTATCGACGCCCTTTGCCCGGAACCGGATACGGCGCTTCTTATGCCGGTCGATAACCAGCGAACAATGCTTCGGGAGGCCATTCCTGCGCTGGCGCTTCATTTCAGAATGTCATCCCAGGTGTTGCGCTCGCCGCCGGCCGGCGCGGCCCCATCGGCAAATCTGGCCCCGTACTCAATGCGGCCGTCCGGATGAACGGTGATCGATGCCATCTCGAAGCCGGCCTCGATTGCCGCTTTGAAAATCCTTTTTGCCTCGATCTGCTTCACTTTGGCTTGCGGGTTCGCCATCATTCATCCTCCCCGGTCTTTTCCGGCTCACGGTCGCCGAGAATGGTCATGTTGAGCGGCGACAGATATTCGTCGCCACCATCGATAGCCGGCAGGTTCTCCCAGCCGCGAATTTCGTTCGGAGACAGCCAGCCCCATTCGCGGCCGACGCGGTAACTCTCGTACCGCTCCTTCATGTCGCCGCGGAGCAAGCCTGCCAGGTCATGTTCCACAAACAGGCTCTTGCGGCTCTCGGTCGTCAGCAGCGCGGCATTCATCGCCTGCTCAAGCCGCTTTGCCATTGGCGCCAGGCAACGCACCACGAGGGCACGGCTCTCCTGGTCGCTGTTAGAATAAGTCGCGTCGTCGGTAATGCCGGCAACCGTGGGAGGAACGCCCCAAATCCGGCAGATGTCGAGGTTCGTCAGCTTGCGGCTGTCAAGGAACTCGGCATCTTTCGAGGAGAAGGAAAACGAGCGCCACTCGGTCCCGCCGTCGAGAACGATCACGCCGCGCGTCGAGAGGTCGGAGTTGATTTTGGCTTCCAGCTTGTCGATCACCTGTTGCCGCTGGTCCTTGCCGATGGCGTTCGGAAACACCAGAGCGCCTTCCGGCAGGAAGCTCTTCTTCGCCTGCTTGCCGGCCTGCTCTTGCTGGACGAGGGCGAGATTGAAGGTCTCGCGCGCGATCTGGACGGGCGAAAGCCCCATGACGCCATCGCGCCCGAGGCGATAACGAAGATGCAAAATCTCTTCCTGCAGATAGGTCCGAGACCCACCATGCTCGCCCGCCACGCGATAGCGAAGCCGGCCGCTCTCCAGACGCTCGACGGCTACTCGGCTGTTGTCGAGCGGATAGAGCGCCGTTACCTGCCCGCGCCCGTTCCATTCGAGGCGGGCGAAGGCATTGCCGGCGACCATCAGCGAGGCCAGCAGCAATTCCCGAGCCTCGAACGCTGTCTGTTGCGGGTTCGCCATGTCATGCAGGACGCCGTACAACGGATGATCGGCAGCGCGCTCACGTCCGCCGTTCGCGCTGCGCCGGTAGAGGTTCAGCGGCATGGCGGCGAGGTTCTGCGATACGATGGCGATGCAGGCGTGCGCGACGGCGATGCCACTGGCGCGAGACGGATCGACAAAGCCGCCCATGCCACCGCCGCGATAGCCGAACCATTCCGACAGATAAGGATCGTCGGATTTGATGGTGGAGCGCGTCTCGCGCCCGAGAATGCGATTGATCAGGCTCATTTGGACAGCTCCAGAAGACGCAAAGCCCGCTCCGAGTAGGCCCGGAACGGCGACGACGAGGAGAGGGAGCGAAGATTGATGACCGTTCCGCCGTAGGCCGGCCAGGCAAGAACGACGCTGATTTCGTGCAGCTGAACGGCGCGCAGCTCGCGCCGATTGCCGTCCATCTTCTCATCGAGGGGGGTGAAGGCGAAGGACATGCCGCCCAGGTCGCCGCGCTCCGCAAGCGCAAGAACGTCTTTGCCGGCCTGTGTATCGGGCAAGTCGAGGTCGAATGCGAGGCCCCTGCTATCTTCTGCGAGGCGAAGGGTGCGCGAACGGGTGCGCGCCAGAACGCGGCTCGGATCGTGATCGACAAGCGCCAGGACGTCGCCGTTGCTGCGCAGCGCACCCGAGAACGCCCCGGCCGCGATGGTTTCGGTGAAGCGCCCGCCAATGTCGGCCGGCGTGCCGAAGGTCGCCGCATATCCTTCGAGGCGGCGACCTTTGGCGCGAATTTCGACGGGCATTCCCCGCCGTTCGAAGTCCGTCATATCGAAATATCCCTATAAGGCGCGATCAGTCGATCCACGCCGATGCTGACCCTTGCCAGCGGCGCTTCCGTCATTGCCTCGCGGTGTTCGTAGAAGTGAGCCATTAGCATCAACGCGGCGTGCGTCACGTCGGCCGGCAGTGGGTCGGCCGTCATATCGACGCCCAACGCCGAAAGGTGTGCGCTCGCCGCCGCGATCAGGCGCGTGATAAGCGCATCATCGTCGGCATCGTCATCCGTCAGATTGAGCTGCTGTTTCGCGTCGGCGAGCGTGATCATGATCAGACCTCCGCGAAGGCGAAGGCTTCCTTGTGGCGAACCGCAACGTCCGCGTCGAGGAAGGCATGGAGAAGCGCGCCGCCGTTGCTGGCAACGTCCGGGTGATAGGGGTTTATCAGGATATCGACAGCGCTCCAGTAGCCGATATAAAGCTCACCCCATTGGCCGTAGATCAGTGCCGACTTGTTGGTGGTAGCGCCGATGTTGTTCGGCACCTGCGTCGATACCTCGACCCTCTGATTGTGGAACTGCTCGGCCAACGTGAGCACGTGGCCGTCAGCGTCCTTTTTCTTGCGCGCCGCCTTCATGACGGTCGGATTGGTCAGGAACGCTGCCGTCCCCGTCACGTCGTCAAGCTCCAGTTCGGCGATCAGATCGGCGGCGAGGTCAGCAAAATCTTCGACCGTCGCAACCTTGGCAACGCCGGTCGTGTTGAGGATGCCGAGCGGGTCCTTGACGCCGCCGCCGTTGATGGCCGCATAGTCGAGCGCCTGCGCCAGCAGGTAGCCCAGGTCACGGCGAAGTACATCTTCAATTGCCGTGCCGCTCTGGAGCATCAGGCGGCGAGACAGGCGGTATTCGCCAGTGACGGTTTTCGGCCCCATGGAGACCGAGTTGAAGGTCACCGTCGAGCGCTCGGCGTTTTCGTTCTCACCCACCCACTTCGTCGAACCGCTGGCGGCGAGGTTCGGCAGGTCAAGGAAGCTCGTCAGTCCGCGCATAACGGTCGCGCCCATGCTCTCGACGCGCAGCGCCGGCCGGAAGCGATCGCCGAGAGCGGCGAGTTGGGTAGCGACCGTATAGCCGCCTTCCGGGTCGGAGCCGACCGTCTGGCTGCGCTGCTCACGCGTGCCAAGCAGGATCTCGGAAGGCACGGCCAGGTGAATGCCGGAAGCGCCGGAACGGCTTTCGCGTCCGCGCTTCAGTTCCTGGTCGATTTCCGCTTCGCGGCCCGTCAGGCGGCCCGACAATGCGCCGCCGATGGCAGAGGCAAGCGAATAGTTGCGCAGCTCGCGGCCGAGCTCGCCGCCATGCACCTGCTCGCCACGCTCTTCCTGCCGCTCGTATGCGGCCATCCGCTCTTCGCGCGCAATCTGCGCGTCAATCTCCTCGACTTCCTTCTCCAGCGCCTTGAAGCGCTGCTCTTCGTTGTCCTCCAGCTTGTCCTTGGCATGGAGGGCGCGCATTTCGGCCACCTTGGCGGCCCGCTTTTCGCGCAGTTCGATCAACTTTTTCATTTCAGGTCTCCGATTGGTGAAAACGGCCAGTCAGAGAGGGTCACAAGATGGGTAGGCGTTAAGTTCGTTGGTGCCGAAATCGGCGTAAGCAAAAGGTGCCAGCGCGAAGCCCTTGACCGGCCCTCAAAGAGGCCAACCCCGCGCCCCGGAGGGCTTCTTTTCGCTTTCGGCCCGCTGGCAGGGCCTCACTTGCGGCGCGGGGCAATGCGCTTACTGACGGGCTCGCAGGAGCCAGCCGAGGCTATGAACAACCTCGTCGGGAATGATGGCCGACTGCTGAATTCCGAATGGATCGTTGCCGTCGGTCACGTTGAAAATCAGCGACACTTCGTCCTGCCATCCAGCTCGGAAAATCACTTTCACCGTTGCCGTGCCGGTAAACGGGTCGAGAATTTCGAGGCTGAAGGAAGGCTGAGGCCGGTTGTCTGGCATCGCGATTGAGTGATGGCGTGCAAGCTCATCGAAGAGCGCATCGACAAAGAGGCCGGCGCGGCAAAAGCCACCTTCGCCCCGGCCGATGAGCGGGTCTCGAAGGCCGTCCAGAAATTCATCCACCCGCCCTTGGCCTTCCTCTGTCCACTTCGCGTTTAGGATGCCAGCGCGAAGTTTCCTGACCGCTTCCGGCGCGTCCTTCGCCTGCCTGGTCGCCATGGCGAAAAGCATGTTGGTGACATCGGTGCTGGTCATATCCGGCGCGCCGAGGCCACGCTTGCCTTGCGAAATCAGGCCGCCGCGCCGCATCTCACGCGTCAGGTTCTCGACGGCGTTTTCGCCGCGAGGATCGTATTTCGACAGCGCCTCGATGAGGGCAGGTAGCTTTGCCATGTGGTTCACCTCTATTCCGTGTTTAGCCCGAATTAACTTGCAGTACAAGATAAAACGGGCTCAACACGAATTAATTTATCCGTCTGAGGACGGGCAGCCTATTAGACAACTGCGGACAGTTTCGATCAAGCTATCCATTTGGAAATGTTAGATAATTCCCGTAAACTACGGGAAATCCTGTGAAGGCCGCATTACGGCTCTTGAGAGAAACCCGCTTGACCGAGTCGCCTTGCTTCAGCCGTGAAATCACGAAGCAAGCCGGCGTGCCATTCCGCCATTTCCGGGCAGGTCGTATCGGCGGCTATCTCGCTGCCCTCAAGGATCAAACGAATAACGCGGCTCTTGATCGCAAGTCCGGCGAGGCTGCGCGATGGCGTTTGAAGCACCTCGTTTTGCAGCCACTGCACGGCGTCCCACGCGTCCTCGCAGGCCTTGCAAACGGCCTCGCCGCCGCATTCTTTCCAGCCCTTGAAATAGTCATCGATCTGTTTCGTGGCACGAAAAGGCGTAACAGAGTTATATGCCTCCTCGGCTGCGATCCAGGCAGAATAGGTTTCGCGCCAATAGGCAAAAGCCGCCTCATAGCGGTTTCCCAGGGCGATCAGGATGGCGTCTGGATGCGCGTTCGTTATAGCTTCCGACACTGAGCCGAACGAGCTTACGGCGCAGACACCAGCGCCTTTCAGGGCAGTGCGAGTTGTGGTATTGGCAATCGCAGCCATGCGATGATCCTCCGATGATCGTCGTTGCGGTTAGGGCCGATGCGAGATTGCAGTCTTGCATCGGCTCGATTTTTATGGTTGCATAAAAGAATGAGCGGGGCAACAGAAAAAATGCAACCACAAAAGCGCGGACGCCCTGCCACTGGCAAGGGAACGCCCGTTCAAGTGCGGCTCCAGCCGGAGTTGCTGGAAATCCTTGATAAGCTTGCTGCCGAGATAGGATCGACGCGGCCGGAGGCACTACGCTACGTCTTCTCGCATTGGGCAGAGTCTTACGGCTACATCAAGCAACCCGACAGATTGCCAGAGCGCCCCGTGATGCTCTCGATGAGCAAGAAGGTCTTATCCCAGCTCGACGAGCTTTCCGGCGGCAAGCCCTACGACGAGGTGATTGCGCTCGCCGTAGGGGAGTGGATCGAACATGTGAAGCGCGAAGAGGCAGCCGATTGAGGCTCAATTGAGCGCCGTCGCGCGGATTTCCAGTCCTCGCCGCCGCTGGATTTCGTTGATCTCTTTCAGGTTCATCGCCTTGCCGGCGTAGAGGATATGGAATGTCATACCGGATTCTGTGTCATCGCAAAAATAACGGACCGGATCGCACTATCGGAAACCCTGAATGCAATAGTCAAGTTTTTTCGACTGCAGTAATCCGTTCGCCGAACAGGAAT